CAAGTAAGACTTTCCATGCCTTTTCTTTTGAAATGTCGATAGCTATACAGTAGCTATCCAGTAGAGTATCAGTCACAGTTTTAGCCAGTTTTTAATAAAAAAATCCAAAACGCCAGTAGACATACAGTAGCTATCCAGTAGATAGCAAGTTAGAAATGTGTCAAAAATATGCCAAAAATAAATTTGATCGCTTTTTTGTAATTATTATCCCTATACACAATAAGGATAGAGAAATTAAAAAATGCATAAAAATGCCTCCTACCCTTTACATAATGGTACTATTATGCTATGATAATCTTGTAAAGAGAGGAGGTAAGGATATGAATTTAGATGATTTAAAAAAATTGAGCGAAATCTTTAATAACTTCGCCCAACCCATAGCAACTCTAATTGTTGGTTACATCGGTTCAAAATATGTCAGCAAAAAGAGTTCAAAGAAGAGAAAGAAGAAATAATCTTCTTCTCTCTTTCTTCATCTAAATTATATCAAATAATATGAAAAAAGAAATAAAAATAATAATTCTGTTTTTAGGTATTATCCTTACACTGTTTAAAACTTATTGGTTTTTAGGAATGATATTAATGATTTTAGGCTTTTATTTATTAGGAAAGGAATAATTATGAAAAATAAAAAATTTGATCAAGCAAAATACATGAGAGAATGGCAAAAAGAAAACATGAAGCAAGTAAAAGCATCGTACAAAACTGAATTTGTAGATGAATTCAAAGAAGCTTGTAAAAAGCTTGGAATTAAACAATCAGATGTGATCAGAAAAGCAATGCAAGACACGATTGAAAAAGCAAATAATATATAAAAAAAGAACCTACTCTTGATTGAGTAGGCTTTTTTTTAATGTAAAATATTCAATTGTTTCTTGACGTCGAATAATTTAACTAAAGTATGGATCAGTTATAATACAATTAAATTTTTACAACTTTAATTATACTACTTAATTATTTACTGTACACTCCCCATTGTTCATTCATTTTTTCAATTTGATATTGATATTTCAAATTTTCTTGTTTTAATTTCTCAATTTGATTATCTTTTTCTATGATTTGAGAACGATATTGAGTATTTTTGGCAAGTAAACAAATATTCAATAAAAGTAATATAATGATGATAATCTTTAATCTTTTCATTCTAAACACCCATTAATTTCAAAATAGTGTTTCTTCCTGCAATTCCATCAACTTTCAATCCTCTATCTGATTGGAATTGTTTTACTGCAGCTTCTAATCCACTACCAAATTTACCTGGACATTCAACACCCGATGGATCATATCCTCTACACATTAACGCAATTTCTACTGCTGTAACCATGTATTGAGTTTCTTTACGTTTGACATAGTGTTTACCTAAAGCCGATTTACTGTTTTTACCAAAAGCACCATCAACCTTTAATTTAGCTCCATAATCTTTGTTGATTGCAACTTGGAAGCACCTAGCGACATTAGCTTGTGTATTAGGACCAAAGATACCATCTGTAGCAATACTATGTCCAGTAAAGTTGATTGAGTGTTGTTGACCTCTACTAATAATACTATCTTTATTGTTATTAACTGCTACCGATGGCACAATAGCACCTGAACCTAATGGACCAGTAGTAGAATTAACAATATTGTTTTTAAATTGTGCCCATGTATTGTCATTTAATAACCCATTACAATTAGGACATAATTTACCATTTACGTCATAATGTCTAATAACATGGTTGATGTCGATATTGTATTTGCTCATTAAAGCTCTTGCTAGAGCATAAGTATTAGCGAGAGTTTCATCACAAATATTAACAACTCCGTCCTTATGATTATCACACATTTCGATAGAGATCGAATTTGAGTTTGTTGCTTTCTTGTAATATGGGTGGTGATTTGATTGACATTTACCTCCAACCGCATAAGCAGCATAATTATCTGGAACACTTTGAGTTACTGAATCATCATCTACAAAATAATGAGCAGATGCTTTAACAACTTCCCTAGCAAAGTATTTACCATTCGATTCATCACTATCACCATCGTTAGAAGTGTAGTGAATGACCAACCATTTAATATCATTTGTATTACGTTGACTACCATAATTTTCTTTACGCGCTAAATTTTTTTTCATAACATATCCCATATGTTAATACCTCCTTTTTTAAAATAAAAAGAGAGCTATTCACTCTCTTTCTCTAATTCCTCTTTGATTTCATCAATTCTTTTCCATATTGCTTTAGTTTCACGCTCTTGAAGCGCCATACGTTCAACTACGTTATTGTGCTTTTCAACTTTTTTTGTCAGCTCATCAATACGATAATTCATTAATGTATTAGCTTTATTGTTTGAAAACATTGTAGTGATTACACTAGGCACAGCTACACATAGACCAGAAATCAAAGCAACTGTAACTGCTTCTGTCATATGATTTCACTCCTAACTTTCATCTACAATTTCTTCCAACTCTGGAAGTCCTGCAACGCTTGTTAGAATTGAAACAACACCAGATAGACAACTTGCACTGATGATCATTGCCCAGTTGACTTCATTCATCACTGTAGACGTTCCAATTAACGCAACTGCTGTTTGAGCTACTGTTTTGATTGCTCTAATACCTGCAGCTTTCAACCATTGATTAAAATCATATTTTTTAATTTTCAATTCAATCACCCTTTCTAGATAGTTTTAAGCCGTGTCCAGGGCATCAAAAAAAGGACTTTCGTCCTTTAATTATTTGCTTTTTATATATTTCAATATTGCATATCCTGTAGCATCAGCAAAACCATTTGATTGTCCAACTTGCAATATTAAATTTGTTTTAGTTATTTGAATAGAAATACCATCATGATCTTCATCTTGATGTGCTCGCGGTATCATGTGGTTTGTTCCATCACTCGTTTTCATAAATAAATCACAACTCAATACTCTGTATAAATCTGATATATTATGTTGTACATATTTATCCTTGCTATCAAACCCGCTTACGAGTATTACTTTGCAATATATTTTCTTACCATCAATCCATTGCATCCCTGTTTCCTGTTCTTTTAAAGAAAACTTAAGATTTAATAATGTATTTCCATTTGCATTAACAAATTGAGACATAAGTTCCTATTTGCTAGCAATCAGTATCCTATTACTTGATATATTGTTCCTTCAACCGTAGCTATATACGTACCACCAATGACTTTAGTACATCCACTTAATGTAACGTTTTTGCCACTAAAAACAAGATTCATCTCATATATAGAAACAGTATTTCCATCTGTATGAACATCTGATAAATGTACTCTTGTACCTGCTTTTAATGACATTCTAGTACTTTTAGGATTAACCCAGTTATGACTTCTATAGAAGATTTCTAGATAGTCATAATTAGAAATATCATCAGTTAATGTAAAATCACTTTGAGTTGCACCATCAAAAAGGACAGTACCAACTGGAATTTTAGTCCCATCATTTTTAATAAATTTCCCCATATCATGAGAACAGCTTTTATTTATGACTAATATCTTCCAATGACTTTAGTAACAGTTGTACCTTGATTGTTGGATGAATTTGTCCATCTGCAGTTCTCAATGTGTAACAGTTTTGATGCCTGATTATATTTAAAAGCCATATTAGTAACAGTCCAGTTGTTAACAACACCAGAATATATGATCTCTCCATCAATAATTGGTGCAATAACTGCGCTATTATCACTAATTATGATTAACTCTTTAAATTTCAAAGCATCATCATTCAATGTTAAATCGTGACCATAGCCGAAATGACTACCATTCCAAAGAACGACATCCGTATTGATTTCATCTCCGTTAGAATTAACAAATTTAGCCATAAATAACACCTCTTTTTAAAGAAGCACAGCTATTCAACTGCGCCGCCTTTGTCAAAGGTAATAGGTAAAAGGATACTGTTTTTACTATTGCTAGTAAACAGTGCCCCCCCCCCCACGAATTTTTTAATTTTTGACATTTGCATGATCCTCTCTTTCTTTAATTCTTTTAATAAAAATCAAATAAGAAAAGATACTAGTGCCTTTATTTTTTTGTATAACGAATAGTTGCTTTAAATTTATAATTTGCCCAACTATAATTGTTAGCAAAGCGAATGTTATCTACGTTCATAATAAAATACGTACAATAGAATGTTCCGCTATTACCTCCAGAATAGTAAGTAACAGGAAATCTATAGAAATCAGTACCATTTGAACATGTGACTTCATAATCAATAAACTCGTTTAAATTACTGATTGAATGATTGATTGTGCTTACTCCAACACTCAGTCCAGTCCACGTAATGATTTTTTCATAGATCTTTTTACCATCAATCCAATATTTTCCTGTCCAATGTTCATCTGTAGACATTTGTAAATTAAGCAATTCATTTCCATCTTTATCAATAAGTTTTGGCATGTTGACATTCAGATTAAAACTAATCTAAATGCTTGTCACC